TTCGGCAGAAGTCCGAACTGGAGCAGCGCGTACAGCAGATGGAACAACTGCTTGCTACGCTCTCACAGTCGCCGCCTGCGGCTGCCCAGACTGAGAAGGAGGCAGAGCCTGTGCGCTATGTCTCTGAACAGGAGGCCAGCGAATACGGCGAGTCGATTGATGTGATGCGCAAGGTCAGCCGCGAGGAACTCGTCCCCGTGGCACAACGCCTTGCTCAGATCGAGGGCCTCCTCCAGCAGATGCAGGCGACCGTGGTACCGCAGGTTCATGCGGTGTCGCAGCGTCAGCAGATGTCGGCGGAACAGCAGTTCTGGTCTGATCTGACTAGCTACGTACCCAACTGGCGTGAGGTTAATGACGATGACGGGTTCCAGTCTTGGTTGCTGGATATCGACCCGCTCACCGGCCTCAATCGTCAGACGTACCTCGAAGACGCCCAGCGGTCACTCGATGCTCATCGGGTGAGTGCATTCTTCCGGACTTGGCTTGAGTCTACTGGACAAGCCTCTGTTGCTCAATCCAACCCCAAACCTGCTGTCGAGCTTGAAAAGCAGGTTGCTCCGGGCCGTTCGCGCGGTGCCGGGTCAGCCTCTACCAAGCAGCCTAAGACCTACACGCCTGAGGATATCAAGAAGTTCTTCGATGATGTCCGGTCGGGTAAGTACAAGGGTCGGGAACAGGAGCGGGACCGTATCGAACGCGACATCTTTTCCGCGCAGCGGGAAGGTCGTATAATGGCCAATGCTTGATTAGAAGGAACTCTTTGTTATGTCGTATCCTGTTTCCCCCGGTCGCCCGAACTACTCGGGCAACTTTATCCCCGAAATCTGGTCGGGTAAGCTGATCGAGAACTTCTACGATGCCACCGTGCTCGCGGCGATCTCGAACACCGACTACGAAGGCGAAATCCGTCAGTTCGGCGATACCGTCAACATCCGCACCACCCCGGAGATCACGATCCGCGACTACGTCAAGGGTCAGGCTCTGACGGTTGAGAACCCCGACAAGCCGAAGCTCCAGCTTGTCATCGACAAGGGCGAATACTTCGCTTGCGTCGAAGACGACGTGGATAAGGTGCAGTCGGACATCAACCTGATGGACACTTGGTCGAAGGACGCCTCGGAGCGTATGAAGATCAAGATCGACCAGCGCGTTCTGACCGACCTGCTGCCGGACATCGCCGCCACCAACAAGGGTGCCACTGCCGGTGAGCAGTCGGCCTCGTTCAACCTCGGCACCAACGCTTCGCCGCTGACCGTGACCAAGGATGGCGCTGGTGGTACCACCTCGGTGATCGACCTGATCGTCGATATGGGCACCGTGCTCGACGAAGCTAACGCTCCGGAAGCCGACCGCTTCCTCGTCATTCCTGCCAAGATGGCTGGTCTGATCAAGAAGTCGGAACTGAAGGACGCTTCGCTGACCGGTGACAGCCAGTCGATTGTCCGCAATGGCCGTCTGGGTATGGTTGACCGGTTCACCCTCTACGTGAGCCACAACCTGTACGTGTCCTCGGGCAAGTACAACCTGATTGCCGGTCACAAGATGGGCTTCACCTTCGCCTCGCAGATGACCAACATGGAAACCATCCGCTCTGAAACGACCTTCGGTAACATCATCCGTGGTCTTCAGGTGTATGGCTACAAGGTCGTCAAGGGCGAAGCGCTCTCGACCGCTGTGGTCCAGTTCTGATCATGATGGGGGGCTTCGGCCCCCCGTCTAGCCAAAAAGGATTTTTGAAATGGCTGCTTACACTGACTCGCTCGGCTTCAACAAGGGCACCGCCGCGTACCCGGACACTGCGTGTGTCTACAAGTTCGAAGTCGAACTCGACTTCGCCGAGATCATTGCCGCTCGTTCTGCTGCTGGCGCTACCGCGCTGGCCGCTACCGACACCCTTCAGGTGATCAACCTCCCGGCTTATTCGGTGGTCCTCGCTGCCGGTCTGAACGTGGTCTCTGTCGAGTCCACCAACACGACCGCGACGTTTGACTTCGGGTATACCGGGGGTACTCCGGCTGCTGCCAACGTGTACTGCGATGACTTCGCGTGCACCTCGGTCGCTATGGACTCGGATAACCTCGCCAATCCGACCGTTATCAAGTCGGCTGACACCATCGACCTTCTGCTGAACACTGCGGTTCCGACCGACTGCGTTCTGAAGGCGTGGGCCATCGTCGCAAACTGCGGCTAACGGTTTGGGGCTGCTGGCTGGATTGGGAGTTCCCGGTCGGAAGGCAGCCCCTCCTTCTTAGGAGGTTATCATGGGTGTTTATCGCGGTATTACTCAGGACAATGTGACTATTCAGGGCGGCACGCTCTATAACGTCACACTGTCCACCGCCACCGTCACTGGTGGCACGCTCGCAGGTACGCTCACTGGCAATGTTGATGCTACGACTGGTTACATCCAGCTCCGCACCAACACGGCTGCTGAGATCGCTGCCAAGGCTAACGCAGTGAACACGACCGGTAAGGCTGCTGGGACTATCGTCTTCGATACGACCAACAGCAAGATCAAGGTTGCTACAGGCGCAACTGACACATCGACTTGGGTCGATGCTGATGGTACAAACGCCGTCACTCCGTCGTAACAGATGGGGGCCTCGTGCCCCCATCAACACAGGATAGAAACATGGCTGGCAAGCGCATTCCTGACCTTGATCCGCTCTCTGGCGCAGCATCTGCGAACGACGATAAGCTCGTCATCTACGATAGCTCGACGACATCGACGAAGCGTATTGATCGGTCCCAACTTGCTGCTGGCCTTGTGGGCGATCTTCCCTACACCCCTTCGGGTGGTATCTCTGCCACGACCATCCCGACTGCCATCGCGGAACTGGATAGTGAAGCCGCCAAGTCGGCTACGCTTGCTGCGTCTGGTGGTGCTGCGCTGATTGGCGCGACCGGTGGTGGGACAGTTCAGTCTGGTTTGGATGCACGACCCACTTCTGCGACTCTAGCTGCCTCCGGCGGTGCCGCACTTATCGGCGCTTCAGGCGGCGGCACCGTGCAGGATTACCTCTCAACGCCCATATTTAAGTCGGCAAATATCAGTACCACTAATGCGGTTATCGACAGTACTGTTAGCGGTTCCCTAGTAGTCGGGACATACGCTGCTCAGTATACGAACAAAGTAGGCGTAAATAATACGAAACCCCTTGACGATCCTACTGTCGTCACGCGAGCCAATGACACTGCGTATACCGCAGGTGTTGCGGACGTTGCTGCGATCCTCGGTGGTTATGACAACGTGAACAACGCTCTGGCTGGGATGATCGCCAGCCAGCATTCGATGCTCTACACCGGGGCAGATCACGCCTCAATTTTTGGTGGATCGCTGCATACTATTTACGACGATACTGACTACTCTGTAATTCTTGGCGGCACAAACTGCGCTATTGAAGGTCGCGGGCGTTACGCAGCAATCATTGCAAGCGATGGTTGCAAACTGGAAACAGGCGCTTCTGACGCAGAGAGCGGCTTCCGTGGCCTGATTTCTAATTCCACAACCTGCACAGTCAGCGGTCGCAACGGGGTGATACTTGGCAGTGCGGGGTCTCGTATTGACTCAACCTATGGCTCCATTTTCTCCGGGGAAACAGTTACACTAACCAACGGCACCCACATGGGTGCCGGTGGGGCAAACATCACGATGGGCGGTACGACTGCTGCCACCTACAGTTTCGCTTGGGGTAACGACCACATCATCGACGGAAGCCGTGCGCTTGTGTTCGGTGACGGTCATCGAATCGGGTCTGGTCATGACTATACAGTGACCACAGGTTATCGTTGTCAGACTCCATTCATCGGCGCACAAGTACATTCGGGCAGGCAGCGCGGGGGCACTGTCGGCAACAACATGGGGCTTGATTGGACAGCCTCTCAAGAAACCACCGACACCACTGTCACGCGATTGTCTGCGGCGGGCACTGCAAATTTCCCCACACAACCAGCAAACAGCATTGTCAACGGCACTGTGTGGGTGACGGGGGTAAGCGATGCGGGGGTCTGTTCCAGTTTCAGCATTGACTTCACAAGTGAACGAGTTGGAACTGGCACGCCGACGTTGCGGGCTAACACAACAACGACGGTCTACAACGGCCTCGCGCTTGGCACTGTACCAACCATGAACACGACCACAGGTGGTATCTACCGCGTTCAAGTTGTCGGCTTGGCCGCAACAAACATTCGCTGGGATGCGCGTTTTACGGGGCAACAGGTTGTGTATGGATGACCCTTGGGGTAAAAGTAGTAAGGACATAACCAATGCCAACTAACCTGACAGGCTCAACGATCAACAGCACGTATGATCAGTTGCTGCATATCGACGGCGGTCCGGTTGCGTCTGAGCAGACGGTCTACAGCGGCACGGGTGTGGCAACGGCCCTTAAGGTCGGCACGGTATCTGTCTCGGTGGACAACGTCCGCTTCGATGGCAACACCATCTCAACGCTGGATACCAACGGTAACCTCGTGCTTGCCCCGAACGGGACCGGCTCTGTCAGCATGTCTAAGGTTGCCATCACTGGTGGGACGATCTCGGGGATCACTGACCTTGCTATCGCTGACGGTGGTACGGGTGCCTCTGATGCTGTCACTGCCCGATCCAATCTCGGCCTCGGTTCCATCGCTACGCAGAACTCGAACAACGTCACCATCACAGGCGGTTCGATTACCAATGTGACCTTCACCGGGTCGTTCTCCGGTATCACTGCTATTGACTCGGCAACCTTCACCACGAGCAATGCCGCAACTGGTCTCACCATCACGAGCAGCACGATTTCTGCCGATGGTACCGACGCGAACATCGATATCAACATCACTCCGAAAGGCAGCGGTGAGGTTAACGTCACCAACATCGATATCCTGAGTGGTAAGGTTCCGTTTAGCACGGTCACCGGTCGGGCCTATGCCATGTTCTCAGATGTGACTGATCAGACCGGTAACGTCTCGACACCGACCGCAGTGAAGTTTGGTACGACCGAGGTTGCTGGCAGTGGCATCACGATGGTGACTGACGGGTCGGCTTTGACGCGCCTGACCTTTGCCGCCGCTGGCACCTACATGATCGCCCCGAACTTGCAGTTCGTGAACTCGGATGTCGCCGACCATGATGTCACCATCTGGCTTCGTTTGGACGGCAGCGACATCGCTCGGTCTGCTACGCGGGTTACGCTCCCTAAGTCCACAGATGGTGGGAGCGCTTTCTTTCAGATCGTGTTCTACACGACCGTGACCGCAGGGCAATATGTTCAGGTTATGTGGCTTCCGGAGAACGTCGCTGTTACTCTGGATCATGTTGCCGCAGCCGCAGGACCGCCTGCTGTTCCTGCTATCCCTTCCGCCGTTATCGTCTCTGAAAGGATTGCCTGATGCCTAAACGTGTTCCCGGTGTCACTGACATGACCCCTGCTCAGAAGAAGATGTATACCTCCGGTGCGACCAAGTATATGAAGGAGAGCGCTGAGGAGCGCCGCTATCGTCGTGCTATGGGATCGCAGGCAGATATCGTCGAGCGCGGTAACCGTATGCAGTCGATGGAAGCTAAGGACAGTAAGGTCCTCCGTAGTTCCAGCACCGGCTACGGCAGCTTCAGGAACAAGTGAGATGGCCAAGACTCCAGCGTGGACCCGCAAGGAGGGAAAAGACCCCAAAGGCGGGTTGAACGCCAAGGGTCGTGCCTCCGCTAAGGCTCAGGGTATGAACCTGAAGCCACCTGCACCTAACCCCAAGACCAAGGAGGATAAGGGTCGCAGGGCGTCCTTCTGTTCGAGGATGGAAGGGATGAAGAAGAAACTCACCTCAGAGAAAACCGCTCGCGATCCCAACTCGCGTATCAACAAATCCCTGCGTGCGTGGAACTGCTGAGATGGCTAGTCCCAAACCAACTAATCCATCGCTCTGGTCGAGGGTCAAGGCTGAGGCCAAGTCCAAGTTCGACGTGTATCCCAGTGCCTATGCAAACGCTTGGGCATCTAAGGAGTACAAGAAGCGCGGCGGCGGGTGGAAGGGGCCGGATAACCGGGTGAAGAAATGAGCAAGGGTGGTCTCGGTAAATGGTTTGGTGAGAAGTGGGTCGATGTGAAGACCGGCAAGCCCTGCGGGCGATCTGGCTCTGAGAAGTCTACCCGCAAGTATCCGGCCTGTCGCCCCGAGGCCGCTGCCAAGAAGCTCACAGCCTCGGAACGCAAGACGATGGCAGCCAAGAAGTCAGGTCCGGCTCGTCAGTCATGGCCTGTGTCCCCGTCTGGTAAGAGGAAGAACTAACATGGCAAAGAAGCCCGACAAGGTCGCTAAGGTGATGGGTGAGTACAAGCGTGGCACGCTCCACGCTGGCCGAGACCCCAAAGGTCCCAAGAAGGCACCCATCGTCAAGTCTCGTAAGCAGGCTATCGCCATCGCACTGAGCGAGGCGGGCAAAGCAAGGAAGAAGTGATGGAAGAGAAGCTCTATATCCGCGTCAAGAGCGACGGGTTCATCTACGACTACAACGAGCGGATGGCAGTTCATCCGTCCTGCGAAGTGGTCACCGAGCGGGAAGTCTACCCCGAACGGTTCATCACCCCGGAGGTTGCTCAGAAGATCGAGGAGTTCACCAAGCCCGCCCCCAAACGCGGACGCAAGCCCCGTAAAGGTCTCGATCTAGCTACTGACATCTCTGAAGAACCAGTGTATACTGATCCCGAACTGGCTGCTGAAGCTGCACGGGGTTGGCCTGAATGACGCCTGCGGATATCATCGCTGAAGCACGAGTACTTATTCAGGACTCGCGGACCCCGTATCGCTATAGCGACACGGTACTGTTGGGCTTCGTCAATCAGACGTTGCGCCGCATGTCGATCCTGCGCCCTGATCTGTTCATGGTCATCGGTGATATCCCCACGACGGCGAACACGGTTATCCAGAGTTGTCCTAGCGACTCGCTGCGTCTGGTCGAGATTTTCCAGATCAAGAACGGCGATGCCGTAACCGAGGTCAACCGGGAAGTCCTCGACCAGATGAGTCCCGGCTGGGTCAACGAGGCGGCAGGGACGCCGCTCAACTTCATGCGGCACGTCCGCAACCCGAACAAGTTCTTCTTGTATCCCCGCCCTACGGCAGGGATCGTGCTTGTCGGTGAGTATGCTCAGGTTCCGCCCGCCTATACGTTGAACCAGACGATTGTGGCACTCCCTGACTCCTACCTTCCTGTAGCTGCGGATGGCGTAGTGTTCCTCGCAGAGTCGGTTGATAACGAACACGTCAACTCGAACCGCGCCAAGCTGTTCCAAGACTCGTTCAACCAAACACTGGCGGCAGGTCTCCAGACCCGCACCCTCACCGACACAGAGGAAGGCGGACTTGATCCGAAGCAGGTGATCTGATGGCTGATCGTGCGTTCTCCTCTCTGGCTGCCAAGATCAACCCGAGCGTTCCGGGCTGTCCTACTGCGACGATGATCCAGTACATCCGCGACTCGGCGATCCGGACTTGTGAGCGCACACTGGCATGGCGCTATGAGGTGCCGTTGTTCGACCTCCTGCCGGGGGTCCATGAGTACGCTTATAACAAGCCGACCAACACGGATGCTCACGCAGTCTTTGCTGCTATCGTCAATGATAGCCATCTGGAGAAGCTGACGCTCGATGATGCCCTGCGGCTTTATCCCCAGTGGGCTGATCTCTATTCGGGCGAGGACCCGTCTGTGTTGTGGAGCCTGACACCTCCGGGTAGCTATAACAGCTATGACTACAACGACTCGCTGTTCAACGATGGTGAGCCGTTCGTGTTGCCGCAGTCTATTGTCGCAGACGCGAGTTCGCCACGCTCGATCTGTCAGGTAACTCCTGACAAGTTTATCGTTCTTCCGCTGCCTGATGACGACGAGCCGTACACGATGCGGATGTTCTTGGCGCTCAAGCCCAAGCGCGATGCGTCTGGTATGGACTCGGTTATCTTCGACGATCTCGAAGAGGTCATCATGCACGGTGCACTCCAGCATCTGCTGGTGCTACCTAATCGGTCTTGGTCTGACCGGGAACTCGCGGCGTATCACGCCAAGCAGTACGTCTACCAGATCGCAGAACGTCGTGCTCGCGCTAATCTCGGCAATGTCCGGGGTTCGATGCGGGCCAAGATGCAGCCATTCGGAGCCTGACCATGGGTGTGAAGGTAACCAATAATGCGACAACGACTACGGTCGGGGCAGTCTCCAGCACTGCATTGTCACTCACTGTCGCCAGCGGAACAGGCGCGCTGTTTCCCATCCTCGGTGGTAGCGACTACTTCTACGCCACGCTGAGTGACACGAACGACAACTACGAAGTGGTCAAGGTCACGGCCCGCACTGATGATGTGATGACCATTGTCCGTGCGCAGGAGGGGACTCTTGCGTTGCCGTTCCCGGCGAACAGCCGCTTTGAGCTTCGAGTTACTGCTGCCAGTGTTCTGGAGTCGTTTATCTCGAACTACGATTTCCTGCTTCTGTGAGGGTATTATGGGTGTCATTCTGAAGAACAACGCGGTCAGCACGATCACTACGGCGATCAGTGCGTCTGACGTTGGCCTCGCAGTTGCTGCCGGTACCGGCACGCTCTTCCCCACGCTCGGTGCGAGTGACTACTTCTACGCCACGCTGGTCAGCGCAGGCGGCACCTATGAGGTGATCAAGGTTACGGCACGGGTCGGAGATACCATGACCATCGTCCGTGCTCAGGAGGGCACGACAGCCCAGAGCTTCGCTTCTGGTTCGCGCATCGAGGTTCGCGTCACCGCTGCGTCCATCGAGGATATGCTGGACTACCACGATCAGGCCAGCGAGATCAGCTTCACTCCCACCGGGGGTATCAGTTCGAATAACGTGCAGGATGCCATTGCTGAGTTGGATAGCGAGGCAACCAAGTCGGCTGCGCTTGCAGCTTCCTCCGGTTCGTCGCTGATTGGGTTCCTACAAGCCGGTTCTGGTGCGACTGCACGGACGGCTCAGGCTAAACTGCGGGACACCGTCTCGGTCAAGGACTTCGGTGCTGTTGGCGATGGTGTAACGAACGATACTGTCGCGCTCAAAGCTGCATTTGACTATGCCATTCCTCTCGCGTTGCCAGTCGAGCTGGAGGGTACCTACCTTATCAGCGGCCCGATCCAGCCTTACGATTCGCGGGCATCGGGTTCCGTGCATATCGTCTGTAAGGGGCACGTCGTCATCAATGTCAGTGGAAGTGCGACGGCGTTCCGCGATCTGTTTTATCATCAGACGACGGCGTCAAACAACTGCTCGATCATCGGCGGTTCGCTAACCGTTGATTGCAATAATAAGGCCGCGAGTGGCATCACGTTCCGTCATTTGGCGGCAAGCCAGTCGGGTGTAGTCAACATTTCGTGCCCGGTGGAGGTGCTGAACTGCTACAACAACGATGCCGCCGCGACTTACGAAAACCAAGGTATCGCGGTTATCGGTGACTATGAGACCGTTGTGATTGAGCGCCCCCGCGTGGTCGGCGTATCGCGTGCATCGGTTAACGGTGCTTGTAAGGGTATTTCGGTCTCCGGCTTCAGCGGCGTAGTTACGATCAATCAGCCTTATACGGCCAACATTTTGGTCGGCCCCGGAGTTGCTGACGCAGACGGGATCGCGACGTTTGGCAAGGTTCTTGGCGGGACTTATGCGGCTCGTGGTGGTATAGCTAACATTAATGAACCCGTGTTTGTTGACTGCCAAGGCCGTAGCTTCAAGAGCCAATGCTCCGACACGACCGTGTTTCGTCCCCGTGTTTTCCGCAAGGATGTAGTGTCAATTACCCAAGGGGTTGATTTTGATTTTCAAACCGGTGGTCAGTCTTCGCTGATTGAGCCGTACTTTGAATATCGCCTAAACGGTGCGACCAGTCCGCTTGGGATTTCATTCACCTGTGTCTCTTTCCAGCAATTGCTGGACGACAAGCAGAATGTAGGCAGGTCAACCGGTGGTGTGCTGAGGACAGAAGTATTGGTCCCTCGGTATGCTTCGACCATTTTTCAGACCACGGCGCTAGAGTCGTATACGGAAGTGGATGGCCTTGTAGTGCAGCCGATAGGGGCTTTGTCTACCAAGGCTATTGACCGCGCGATCCTTGAATTTCGCGGAGACACCGTTGGTGCAAAAAGCACTAGGACTATGGTCGCTGTCCGTAATTGCCGAGGACCGATTGGCACATACGCTATAGGGTATACGAATTATGACGGCAGCAGCCTGACTTCCAAACTCTCATATGAGGTCACAGATAATTACAATACGGCACCCAGTCCTTTTTACCGAGGCTTTTCGAATTTAAGCGGCTCCATAATTACTGCCGTTGAAAAGTTCGTCTTGCGTAACAACTATGGCTTTAAGGCATTGATGCAGGCAGGGTGGACGTTTGACTTTAATAATCTCGCTCCCGGCAACTACTTCACTGTTGATATTGCTACGGTAAGTGCGACGAATGCCCCCGCTTGGGGTGCGTCCGGGTATGCGTTCATTGAAAGCCTAGATCAATGGGACGCTAACGAATTTCAGCATATCCGCGTAACCGTCGATAACGCTGCTGTAGCCAACACAGTGTTCTTCACGCAGGGCGGTGCTACACCAACTTGGGGGACGATTAAGTAATGGCTAACCGTTACTGGGTCGGCGGGACCGGCACATGGGACACTACGAACACGACCAATTGGTCGACTACGTCTGGTGGAGCTGGTGGTGCGTCTGTTCCCACCGCTTCAGACGTAGCCTTTATTGACGCCAATTCTGGCGGGGGGACCGTCACGTTAGCACAAGATGTAACATTGATCGCGGCGTATTTTGCAGGGTTTACCGGGACGATTGACTTTGCGTCGAAGACAATTTCAATCAGCGGTTCTAACACCACAGTAATTACTACCGGCACTATCACCATGACCGGTAATCCACATTTTATTCTGACTTACTCAGGCGGCACCGGAACAAGAACTATATCCACTGCAAATTCGGAAGCGAATGCGGCTTCGTTTACTATTCAAGCTGGTTCGGATATTATCGCTTCCCCGAGTCGCGCTAGAAACTACATTTTTAATGATGCCTTTACTGGGTCTCTCAACCCCAACGGAGGGACGTTTTACGGCGACGTTACCTTTTCCGCAAACATGACCATCCCCGGTGGGTCTACTTTCTGGGCATTTGGTGGGGCATCGGGGACCGTCAACATCACTACCAAAGGAGTCGTTTTCGATAGGTCTGCCTACTTTGGCGGCAGCAGCGGAAGCACTGTAGTTGTTCGGTTCCAAGACAATTTCACGCAAGGTTTAACTCGTGATTTTACGACTTGGAATGGCACGATTGACGGAAACGGAAAGAACATCTCCATCGGCTCATTTAGTATGCTAAGTGGCACCAAGACGCTCACACTTGGTAGCGGAACGTGGAGCGTAGCCGGGAACTGGGATGCCAATACCAACGTCACCAATCTGACGGTTAGTGCTTCTACTGGCACGATCAGCATGACCAGCGCCAGCGCCAAGACGTTCGCCGGGGGTGCCAAGACGTGGCCCACTCTCAATCAGGGTGGCGCAGGCGCACTGACGATCCAGCAGAGCAACACGTTCACTAACATCACCAACACGGTCCAGCCTGCGACGATCACCCTGACCTCTGGGACTACGCAGACTGTGACGAGCTTTGGTGTGTCCGGTACAGCCGGGAACCTGATTACGCTGAACAGCAGCAGTGCCGGATCGCAGGCAACCTTAAGCGACAGTAGCGGGGCCAACAGCGTATCTTACACCTCGATCAAGGATATCAACGCGACCGGCGGTGCTACTTGGAATGCCTTCGTCACCAGCGGTAACGTGGATGATGGGAACAATACCGGTTGGGACTTCCTCGTTCAGACAGGTCGGTATATGTATAATGTTCGCAAGGCCAAGCGCATCTTGCAGCAAGGAGAAGTTTGATGGCGACCAATGCTTTTAGTCCGCTCGGTCTCACGGTGTCCTTCACCGCTGCTTCCGTTGTCCCCACTTCGGCGCAGGCCGTATCTACCGCCGCAACCACGCGACCCGCATACGAGTACCGCGTTGTGAATGCAGGGACTGAAGTTGTCCTGCTCGGCGTGGGTGTAAGCGATGCGGCTGCCAAAACTGCTGCTGCTTCAATTGCCGCAGGTGCGGTACCTATCCTGCCGGGTGCGGTTGAAATCCTTGGGTTCCCTGCCGGTTCGTACTTCACAGGTAAGACCGCTTCGGGTACTTCTGTAGTCTACGTCACTCCCGGCGTTGGTCTGTAAGGGAAGTAGGGTCGTGGATCAGAGTATCATAAACTGGTTGTTCGCTGGATTTGGTGCCGCTGTCGGCTGGATACTGAAGGTGGTTTGGGATGCCCTGCGTGATTTACGGACCGATCTCCGCGACATTGAGAAGAACCTCCCTGAGGTCTACGTGCGCAAGGATGATTTCAAGGACGCAATCACTGAGATCAGGACTGAAATGCGCGAGATGCGGCAGGATATGAAGGTCGGTTTCAAACAGGTTGATGATACCCTGAACATTTTGTTCGAGAAGCTCAACAAGAAGGAGGACCGTAATGCCCGGTAAGAAGATGATGTCGTACAAGAAGGGCGGTCCGGTTTTCAAGCCGTGCGCCAAGTGCCCGTCTCCTGCCAAGTGCAAGGCTATGGGCAAGTGTCTCCTCAAGAGCAAGGCGAAGTAAGATGGCCAAGAACTTTTGGACCAGCAAGGAAGGTAAGAAGGCTACCCAGCAGGCAGCCATTACCGATATGGCAGGCTCCATGCGTGTTTCCCCCGGAACTCGTCAGCGCCCCGCGCCGTCCGGTATCGGTGCTGCCCTGAGCCGCACTCCCGTGCGTGGCCCACTCGCTGGCACCCAGCCAAACCTCACGATGGGTAAGGTGATTAACAGTTCGGGTACCGGCTATGGCGGCTTCCGTGGCGGTCCGGACCCACTCGAACCCAATCGGATCACCTTCGCACGTAGGGATGTGCTGCCGTGAGCATTGTGCTTGGGGCGCGTTCACTTAGCAGGCTGGAAGGGGTCCACCCTGACCTAGTCCGCGTGGTCAAGAAGGCTGCGGCGATGTCGGACCTCGACTTCACCGTGCTGGAAGGGCTGCGAACGCTGGACCGCCAGAAGCAACTTATGGCGAATGGTGCAACGCGGACCATGAACTCGCGTCACCTGACCGGACACGCTGTCGATCTAGGTGCTATGGTGGGCGGCGCTGTGCGTTGGGATTGGGGGTTGTACCTCAAACTAGCCGACATTATGCGCTCGGCGTCCGTAGCCGAGAACGTACCTATCCGTTGGGGTGGCACATGGAAGTTGCTTACTGCTGTCCAAGGGCCAATTACCGCTAAGGTTCTGAGTCGCTCGTTTCCCGATGGCCCGCACTTTGAATTACCTAGGGCGAACTACGCATAAGGAGAAAGTAGCATGAACCGTGATCAACTCTTTGGTATCATCCGTACTGTAGCTGCCGCTGGCTTCGGCTTCCTCGCTGGTAAGGGCTATCTCGATGGCGCTACTGCTGAGGCTCTGGCTGGCGCTGTCGCCACTATCGGCGTTGCCGTATGGTCGGTGGTCAGCAAGAAGCCGACTGCCTAATGTTTAAGTTTCTGACTCTCCTCCTGTCGCTCCTCGACCGCCTGTTCAATGAATGGGACAAGTCCAAGTTGCGGCAGGAGGGGCGTCAGGATGCGCAGGAGCAACTCGATGCGAACGTGGAAAAGGCTGAAGCTGCTATCGCTACCCCTGATCCTGAGCGCGACGAGCGCTTGCGTTCACGATTTGACCGAAGCCGAAATCAAGGGTGACTATTGCCGTATCGCTGGCCCAATCACCTACGATACCAAGGCCGACACGCCGGAGACCGTTAAGCAGATCGAACGCCACAACAGTCAATTCGCATGCGTTTGCGAAGGTGACTGCCAGACGAAAACGGAGTAGATAGATACACCATGGCTGGCGTGAAGATCACGAACTTCTTTGGGATCGCACCGAAGATTTCACCGGAACTCCTACCGGAGACCGCCGGACAGATCGCGCGCAATACGAAGTTGTACTCCGGGGACCTGATCCCTTATCCGCAGCCTGTCGTCGTGGGCAACACCGGTCGCACCGGTACGATCAAGACGCTCTACGCACTCAAGGACTCACTTGGTGACAACCGTTGGTTGTCATGGACCACTGACGTAGACATCGCCATCGTCACCTCCTCAGACATCACGGACCAGCGGTTCTATTACACGGGCGACGGCGTCCCGAAGGTCAGCAACTACACTTTGGCCTTTGACGGCGTGGGTCCGTACCCCACCAACTATTACGATCTCGGGCTGCCGCTCCCGACGACAATGCCGTCAGTCACGGTTACGCCGTTCACAGCGGCCACGACTGCGACCTATGAGCGCGATAGCAATAACACTGCGACCTTGACGACTGCGGCTCCGCACGGCCTCAAGGAGGGTGCCTACGTCACTGTGACTGGCTTCAGCTATCTGGCTGGGACCTATACCTATGTGGGCACTACGGTTACATGCACCATCGCGAGCCATGGCCTGACTGGCACCCCGCAGGTTGCCTTGGATTTCACGTCCGGCGATGCGATTGATGGGGTCTACACGGCTACTGTCACTGGCGTTAATACCTTCACGGTCAACGTCCCCGTGGCCCCTACGGCTGGCGGCACTGTTCGCCTGAGCATGACCTCGTTCAACGTGTCGGGTATTCAGGCTACGGTTATCGACCCATCCACGATTGAGTACTTCAGCCCCGGCCCTGCTATTTCAACGACTGCCTTTGCTGGGGGCCTGATCAACCTCGGCGGTCCAACTCAGTCGCGCTCGTATGTCTACACATGGTATACGCCGTGGGAAGAAGAGAGCATCGCGTCTGACCCGACACCGGATGTGTTCGTCAAGGAAGGTGTGACCATCACGGTCGGCAACCTCCCGACTGCGAAGCCTACCGGAAACAACTTTGTGCGTGGCATTCGCCTCTACCGCACGCTCGCGACTTCGTCGGGCACCGAGTATTTCCGGTTGAAGACCCTGTGGTTCCCCACCGATCTAGCGACTGTCAGCCGCACCAGCAACGTATCGACCGTCAAGCTGGAGTTTCCCCATAACCTTGGGATTGATGATCGGTTCAAGATCAGCGGGTGCTCGGTTGCCTCGTTCGACATCACGGGAGGCATCGTTCTCGATATCCCCGATGACTACACGTTCACTTATGCGCAGGTCGCTGCTGATGTGGCGACCACGACTGTGGCTGCTGGTACGCTCTATCATGATGTGTCGGAGGACCCTCCGACGACTGCGGCTCGGTATTGGGGTGATGGCGGAAACTACGACTTTACGGATGACTTCGATCCGCTGAACCTGATCGATACCCTGACCTCGGATGAGTACGACGCACCGCCTGATGATCTTCAGGGTTTGATCGCCGCGCAGAACAACATCCTCGCTGGCTTCGTCGGCAACAAGTTGTACCTCACTGAGCCTGCCGTACCTCACGCTTGGCCACAGGCTTATACGATTACCTTCGAGTACGACATTGTCGGTCTGGCCCCAATCAACGGCTCGATCTTGGTATTGACCAAGGGGTATCCATACCTTGTCGCGGGTAGCGATCCTGCTGCCGGGATGAGCATTCAGCGGATCGACGCGCTCTACCCCTGCCTCAACCGCAAGGGTATCGTGGCCATGAACTATGGGGTGGTCTACCCCACGCACGATGGTCTGGCTGTGTTCTCTCCGTCCAGCGGTCCGACGATCATTACGCGGACGAACTTCAACAACGACACATGGGGGATCGAACTGAACCCCACCACTATCGTCGGCGAGTTCTACGGGGACGCCTATCTGGCCTCGCATTCGACCGGTGGGTTTGCCTTTGAGCCTGATCGGAATATCGGCGGTCAGTTCGTGGACCTCGACTTCACCTACACTGCTTCGTGGTATGATCCCGTCGAGGGTCGCCTATTCTGCGTGACCGGTACCGATGGCGATGTCTATGAGTGGGATAACCTGAACCAGCCTGCGCTTACCCAAGAGTGGAAATCCAAGGTCATCAAGACTACGGATATGATCAACCTCGGGGCGGCGCGGGTTATCGCTGACTTCGCAGAGGTTACCACTACGTGGGATGCTGCATCGCAGCAATGGCAGAACGACACTTCCCCTTGGGCTACTGTCAACGACATTACGTTCAAGCTCTGGGTGGACAAGCAGCTTCTACTTACTACGACGGTTACTGATATGAACACCTTCCGGCTACCGACCGGCTATCGCTCTGATACGTTCGAGGTTGGTGTGACTGGCGATATCCGCGTTCGTGCCATCCACCTTGGCGAAACCCCGCTCAGTCTGAAGGAGGCTTGATGGCTAGGTTCTCCGCAATCCCCAACCCACCGCAGTCCGAGATGTCGGGCTGGCAGTACTATATGCTCAATGCGCTCAAGGAGAACGTTGAACTCCTGACCGGCGCACGAGGCGAGAAGGACAACGCCAGCCGCGCCATTACCAAGGCTGCGGTTACTGTTACGCAGGCACCGGCACAGACAATGCGTCAGGTCACCGCACAGGGGGCCGCTGTTAATCTGGACGGTGCTGTTGTCCCCGCAATGGATGACTACATCGAACTACTCAAGAATGTACAAGCGCTCGCAAACGATGTAGCTACACTGCGAGCAACTCTGAACACGCTCATCGGACAGTTGCGAGGGTAATATGGAAAATCCTGTGATGGCAGCACTGAACCCGCAGGTGGCTTCGACCACCTCGTTGGACCTTCCCCCGGCGCTTGCCAGTATCTTGGCAATGCCCGCCGCTGGTGCGGCTCCGATCTCTGCCGCTGGTCCTGCTTCGCCCATGGCTCCGGCTGCGCCGTCGCCCACTCTTGGTGGCGCTCTCGGTGGTACACCCACTATGCAACCTCAGCCGCTGCCCAGCTTCCAAGAGGGTGGGATGATTGGTCCCGGCGGTATGCCGATGGGCGGTGCCCCGGCCCAGCCTTCTGCACCCATGAACCCGGCTGAACGCGACCAGCTTCTCAACCAGTCGATCAACCAGAACCCACAGATGGTTCAGGAAATCCAAGCGACCCTGATGGCTGGTCTCCAGTCCGGCGAGATCACTCCGCAGGAACTGAACATGATCATCCAGCTTACCCAGTTGGCTGCGCAGAACCCGGATATGTACCCCTACGTGCGGCGCTTTGCTATCCAGCAGGGTATTGCTGCCGAAGACGATCTGCCGATGCAGTATGATGAAGGTCTGATGATCGCCATGCTCACTGTGGCCAAGGCTGCGCAGCAGATGATCCAAGGGGGTGAGTCGATGATGGGCGAGCAGGCTCCGATGACCGGACAGCTTGAAGCCACGATGCCGTCGATGAAAGATGGCGGCACCGTCAAGGGTAAGACTGACGCCCCGGTTCCGATCATGGCTCACGAAGGTGAGTACGTCATCCCTAAGAACGTGGTGCAGATGAAGGGGCGCGAGTTCTTCGACCGTCTCGTTGAGCAGTACAAGGACAAGGCGTGAGCGAACTACGCATCGAACTGCTTACCAAGGACAGGGCCATCTCGCTCTGGCCTAAGATCGCGCCTCTCGCAGAGCAGTCTGTGCGTGGTAACGCTATGTCCTCTTCTGACATGGATGCACAGTACATCTTCAATGCGGTATGTGCTGACGAGGCAATTATCTTTGCCGGGTTTGAGGGCGACGAACTTGCCACAATCCTCGGTATCCAGTTCTCCGACGCCAACGGACATAAGTGTGCGGATATCATCGCACTGGCAGGTCGCCATCTGACCATGTTCAAGCGTCGGTACTGGGAGCCTATCCTCGACTGGCTTCGTGCCAATGATGTCGAGTTTCTTGATAGCTATGTTCCGACAGAACGAGCTATGCTATACATGAACAAGTTCGGTTTCGACAAATCCTGCGCACATATCAGAATGTCTCTGGGGAACTAAAATGGGTAAGGTGGTCAAGACGGTCCTGAAGGTTGCAGCCGGGGTGGCTATTGCCGCCTTTGCCCCTCAGCTTGCGGGTGCAATGCTCAAGACAGTCGGTGTTGGTGGGGCGCTCGCGTCCACTGTGGCAACCGCAGCCGTAGGTGCGGGCCTCGGTCAGGTCAGCGGTCTTGGGTGGCAGACAGGTGCCTTAATCGGGGGTCTAGCGGGGGCAGGTAAATCAGGACTATTTGGGGGCGGATCAAAGACAGCGACTGCTGCGGGTGGCGCAGGTACCCCTGCCGCTGGTGTTACTACCGCTGCACCTATTGCGCCGCCTCCCGTTGACGCAGCCCTTGCGGGTAGTCCGGAGTTTGCTGCCAGTGCAGTGCCGACAGCCGGTGCTGCCGCTGCTCCCCAGACGCTTGGTAGCACTCTCTCCGGTGCGGCCTCGAAGGTGGGCAACGTACTCCAACAGGGGGTGAGTAACATCCGCGCTGGGGTTGGTGGTGCGCTTGGTGCTGTTGGCGTTGGTGGTGGCGCTGCTACTGCGGCTGGTGGTGCTGCTGGTGGCATGGGGATTGTTGCCCCTGCCCTTCTTGCTGCTGGACTTGTCCGGACGCCCGGAGGTGCAATCACTGGGGCACAGCAGGCCGAGCTTGCTCGGGCACAGGGCTTTAATGCAGCGCTTACCCAGCAGCGTATGGATCAGGCTAACAAACTGATCGAAGAAGCCGGGTACTATGATCCGGAATATATGGCCCGTCAAGCCGCCGAGGCTGCCATGATCCGGGGTGGCATCCAAGAGACCGAAGGGACTCGCGGTCTGACCGGTGAGCGGCTTGCAGCCGAGCGTCGTCGCTACCGCCTCGGCACTGCGCGTACCGCTGGTTCTGCCTATCAGCAGGGTTATGGCACTGGGGTCGGCGCTCGCCTTCAGGCTCGTCAGGCTGGTATCCAGTCACTCCCGGCGCAGTACCCGACCACTGCGGCAGAGAGCAGTACGGCACTCCGAGATCGTCTCGCAGCCGACGAGGCACGTCGGACTGAAGAAGCTGGTCTGGCTGCATTGTTTGGGCAGGCTCTTGGTCGCCCCGCCACTACGTAAGATAGGGATACCCCATGGCGATTGGTTCGTTTCTCGCTAGTGCAGGCCGGATCGGCGAAGGTATTGAGACATACCAGACCCAGAGCGAACTGCGTCGTCTCCAGCGACTTCAGGCAGAACTTGCTCGCGGCGAACTCGCACGGCAGGAACAGTTTCGTCAAATCCAGCTAGAGGCCCCGGTCGTCGAACTTCCTGAACAGGGGCTGCTCCTCGGTGCACCGATGCAGGTCGCCGAGCCTGAGTTTGCTCCCGCAGGTCGCACTGCCGCTGCTGGGCTTATGCCCGCTGCTCCTGCCGCCATGGCTCCCGGCGCTGCTCCTGCGGCTCCTGCTGCCGCCCCGGCGAAGCCTGCTGCTCGCGTGATGAAACTTGGCGGGGTGACCATTCCTCGCTTTGACTCCCGGCAACCTGACCGTCTCAACGCTGGCGTCGCTGGCTTCAAGCGTGTTGATCCCGAGACTTCTGACTTCCGTCGCGGCCAGATCGAAGGGCAGAACGAGACGCGGCTGAACAATACCCTCAATCAGATCGCGACCGCCACCAACGTCCCTCTCAGCACTATCCGCAAGCCTTTCGTGTCGCAGACCGAGAAGCGCCGCATGGAGGAGGGCGACTCTGCCAGCCAGTGGTACCGCACTACGAACGCTCGCGAGTATTTCCGCCGCAATCCGGAGATGCTGTCGGTCGCGCAAAAGAACCCGGTTGAGTTCTTCAAGGGACTCATGCGGTATAATAAGATGCCAGCGGCTGCTCCCGCTGCTCCCGCCGCTGCTGCCCCCACGCCTACTGCTGGCCTCTCCACGTCCATCGCGAAGATCGCTGGTGCCGAAACTGGCGGCGTAGCCAATCCGTATCAGACACCTAACCTTGCTGGCGCTTCGTCGGCGTTTGGGAAGTACCAGTTCACCAAGGGGACGTGGGTCAACACCTACCGCAAGCTGAACCCCAAGACGGGTCTGAGCGACGACCGCATCTGGGCACTGCGTACCAATCCTGAGATGCAGGAGCGTCTCATGGCAAAGCTCACGCAGGATAACGCTGCTGCCCTTACGGGTGCCGGTCTGCCGGTCAGTGATGCTACGCTCTACCTTGCGCACTTCCTCGGCCCCAAGGGTGCGCAGACGCTGTTGAATGCTGACGCGAATACTCCGGTCGAACAGCTTCCCGGTTTCGCTGCTGCAATCAAGGCCAACCCGACTGTCCTTCGTGGTAAGACGGTTGGTCAGGTAGCTGAGTGGGCCGCTGGTAAGATGGGCGGTGCTGCTCCCGCAGGGGGTACCGGTGTCGGCCCCCAGATGGCCGCTGCTCAAGCAACCCCAGTGCCGGTCCGTATCGACCCGTCGAACTTCTATCTCGCCAACCCCAACGCAACTTCGCGCGATGTGCGGATTGCCATGCAGAACCGTCAGGAACTGGCGCGTATGGCTGATATGTACCGTCGCGCTGGCATGGGGAACGAGTTCACGGCTGCCCGCCTCAAGGTGGTTGAACTGGATAACAGCCTCATGTTCCTTCAGGGGATGCAGGGGCTACAGGAACTGGCATTGGCCAACGACCCTCGCCGCCTCGCCGCAGTATGGTCTGACTATGCTGGCGTGCCGGTTCAGCTTCAGCCGCAGACCAATGGTACGTTCAACGTCGTGGTCAATGGCCGGGTGACCCAGCGCGGCGTGGCTCGTAGCGCCATCATCGATGCTGCCCGGTCGTCGTTTGATAAGCAGTACGTCACGACACAGGCCGAAGCACAGGCCGAGATGAACACCGAGTTCTTCAAGAGCCAACTTCGCATGACCGAAGAGGCAGCCAAGACTGCTGCCAAGTTTGCTGCCGATGTCCAGCTTAAACTGCTTGAAGGCGATAACGCTCGGGCTACCGAGATGATCAAGCAGATGGACCCCAACGGAAAGATCACGATGCTGCCCGATGGTAGTGGTCAGGCAATCCTTCAGGTGCAGGGTCAGACCTTGCTTATCGACAAAGGTGGTGTACAAATCGAAGGCGCGCCTGAAGGTATGGTATCTGGTCCGTCCGCACGTCCCATCGCAGGTCTGCCGCAGCGCACTGTAGGTGTTGGTACTGGAGGATAAAAATGGCTCAGGCCGGTCTGTCGATCCTTAACCCGTTGGCGGCTCCGGCGGGTGGCTCTGACCTTAATCCTCTGGTCAACCGCACACCCACCAAGGTCACCGGCCTTGATGCACTCCAGCAGAGCGTAGCCTCCATTCAGGCTATGGGTGAAGCTGCCCGTGCGCAGGTCCGTGTTCCGGAGATTGCCGCGCCGCAGGTACAGCAGGCGCAGCCGACCATTGCGTTCAGCCCGTCTCGTGGTGAGTTCTTTGTGCAAGGCCGCACGTTCTCCAAGGACGATGCGCAAAGCGCCATCGAGAGCGAAGCCCTGTTGGGTCAGCCCGGTGCGCCTCTCCCCACTGGTGACTGGGTCCCTGTGGACCCGCAGGCTTATGCTGGCTACCTCCAAGGGATCAAGGAACCTAGCCTCGGCACGCTGTTCTCCAAGGGGTTCGGTCGCGGCGTTGATGTAAGCCAGCTTCTTGCCGGTCGTGGTCTCCAGTTCCTTGGTGCTGAAGAAACTGGTGGGCGGATTGTCGCCCAGCAGATGGAAGACCTCCGGCAGACCACACCCTACGAGCGTCAGTTTAGTGATATCGAGTCTGGCCGTGACGCCATCGAATGGTTCGTAGCCAACCTTGGTGCGCAGGGTCCCAACCTGCTGGAGTCCATCGCTGTCGCTGCTGGTGGTGCCGCTGCGGGTACTCTCTCCGGTGGTCCGGGTCTCGGTACGCTTGGTGGTGCCATCGCCGGTCTGGCAGGCAAGTCCTCGTTCAAGCAAGCGGTCCTTGCCGCAGCGCGCAAGCAGGCTGCGGGTGAAGTCCTTGACGCTGCTGAACGCAAGATACTGCGGAGTGCTGCCGGTATCGCTGGTGCCACTGTTGCTTCCTATGCGAACAACATCGCTACGGGTACAGCGGATATCTATGGCGAGATGCGTGAGCAGGGTGCCGACCCGGACGATGTGAACGCGCGGATGACCGCGCTCTTGGGGTCCCTACCTTATGCTGCGCTCGAAACACTCCCTGAGTTCCTGCTGGCTGGTCGCGTTCTTGGCGGTGTTGCCGCTCCTCGGGCTATGGCTGCTGGCACTTCTCTGCCTCGTCGTGGCGCTGAACTTCTGCGCCGTGGTGCTGTGGGTGGTGCAATCGGTGGGGCTGCCGAAGGCGCTACAGAACTCGGGCAGGAAGCCCTGCTCCTTGGTCTCTCCGATCAGGACCTGAGCAAGCCTGAGAACGTCCAGCGTCTTATCGAGTCTTTCGCTGCTGGTGCTGCCATCGGTGCACCACTCGGCGGAGTTGCCAATCTCAAGGGGCGTAAGCCTGCTGACCTGCTCGGCGGCGCTAACCCTGAACCTCTGGCACTACCCGCGCCGCCCAAACAACTTCCGGCTCCGCTTAAGCGGCTGCCGTATTATGGTCCAGAGCAGGGCGAGCTTCCCCTTATTGGTGGTGGCGGTGTCGCTCCGACTCCTATTGCGCCTACTGCGGTTCCGACGCAGCCAGAGATGTTCGAGGGTGTTGATCTCGGTATTGCACCCGAAGGTCCCTCCCCGCAGCTTGAACTGCCCTTCGCCGCTGGCGTGGCTCCGGTTGCGCCGACCACTGAAATCCAAGACGTACTGCCCTTCGAGTCCGGTCTGGCTCCGTTCCGCTATGCGCAGCCTGTTGTTCCCACTGGTACTCTTGCCGATAACCCTGTGCTCCGCGCACTTCAGCAGCGCGAGCAGGAAGCGCAGATGGCCGCGCAGCGGCAGGCCGAGTTCGAACAAGCACAGGGCGCACGGGTTCCCGTCACGGGTCTTAATGCCCTCCAGCAGCGCCTTGCCGAGTCGCAGCCGTTCCTTGAAGTGGTGGGTACTGAGGGCACGCTCCTACCCGAACCGACCTATGGTGCTACTCCTGCGCAGGCTGCCGAAGAGTGGCGTGCCCTTGCTGGCCGTGGTCGGCCTAAGCCGTTTGCCAACTTCCTACCCGAAATCCAGAACCAGTGGATCGATGCGCTCAATATGGAGCAGGCTGGTGAGCTTTCGCGTGATGACCTCCGGCAAATCCGTACCGAATTGGTACAGGCCGAGAACGAAGCGCGCCTCACTAAGACCCCGCCACGCACTGTGGTCACTGGTGCCATCACGCCGACACCCACCCCGCCGACAGGAGGAAAGCCGAGTGGTCTTAAGAAGCCAAAAGCAACTGCGGTTTCTCCAGCGCAGCAACCCGCAACTCGCGGAGAAGCTCTCAAGCGGCCTGTCGGACGAGCAGTTGCAGCGCCTACCGGAAAGCCTAGCGCCAAGCCAGCGGCCAAAGCCAAAAAAGCAGCCGCACCTGTTCAGAAGCAGCCGGGAGAAGTTGTTCAAGTTCTGAAGAAGGGCAAGACTGAAAAGCGCAAACCGAGAACGCAGGCCCCGACCCTCGCTGAAGACCGTGGCAACATGACCGATGCTGATCGGATTGATGCAGCTATCCGGTTTGCAGAAGAGGCTACGACCCGAGCAGATCGCGACGATGTTCGCGATGCCTATTATGATATCTTGGAGCTTGCCTTCTTCGAGCGCCTGTCCAGTGGCACAGTCGAAGGCCGCAAAGCGATCCAGACCAAGGCGCGTGACTTCCTCAAGGGTCCGATCTCCAAGTGGCACCAGCCGTCGCTGGCCAAGGCGTTCCGCGATATCATGCTGCGTGAGGACACCCTTCCGGCTGATGGTCCGTGGTTCCAGTTCATGCTGGACAACGATCTGACCAAGGCGTTCCCGGACAAGGCGAAGGACAAGATTACTAACCTCGACAAGATCAAGGACCCTGCGCTCCGGGCGCAGGCCGAGGAGATGTTTGCGATTGAGCCGCAGCCTGCGGTTACCAAGAAGGCGACTTACGAAAGCAAGCCTGTCCTTACCGACACGGCTCTGTCCAAGCTGGCTGCGCTGCTGGCGAGCAACTTGAAGGTGTTCAACCTTGAGCGTCCGTTCACCTTTTCGCAGTCGTCGATGTCCAAGGAGGAATACCCGAGCCTGCCCTTCGCACTCGAAGACCTGTTCGCTGAGACCAACGAAGCTGACCGCGACACGCTGATCAATGGCTACCCGCTGAAGGATTACTTCACTGCGGATGGTGAAGCCAAGTTTGACAAGGTCGGTGACCTCTTCACTCCGTCTGCCAAGAAGGAAGACGAAGGCCGCTTCGCTCTGGCCTCGTTCAACCAGCCTGATCGCGCTGATCCTGCTGTGGGTAAGCTGCGCATGGCGATCTCGCGGTTCGTATCGAAGCTGGCGACTAAGCCCAAGGTCGCGGTGTTCAAGAACCAAGCCGACATGAAGGCCAAGAACCCGGCTCTCTACCGCAAGGCTGTGGCTGCTCGCCCTGAAGGCGACTTCGATACCGCACTGGCTGCGGGTTACTCGTTCGGCGACGGTAACGTGGTGATCTTCACGGACCGCATTGCCAACCAGCAGCACCTGAACTTTGTGTTGGCACACGAAACCCTCGGCCACTTCGGTCTGCGTGGGATCATCCCGGCGAACAAGTTCAACGCCGCCATGGAGGCGATCTATAACGCCAGCCCTGCTATCCGCTCCGATGTGGATATCGCTGTGGCCAACGGCCAGTCCAAGGCTGAAGCGGTCGAAGAATACCTCTCTGACTTTGCCGGGGTGCTCGACACCAGCGTGGTGGCTCGGGTCTGGAATGCCATCAAGGGTGCGCTCAACAAGCTGGGCATCAAGTTCGGTGACGAGATGGTGCGCTACGTCCTGAAGCACTCGCGGTCCTATGTGCGCAGTGGCAAGTCGAGCATGTTCGATGTGGCCAAGGTCTTCGGTGACCTGCAAGATGTGGAGTACGGCAAGGGTTACGCTTCCACCGGGCGGTTCAGCACAGTGGGAGATATCTACGCGGACAACCGTGCGGCTGAACTGGTGCGCGACCATATGGCCAATGCTCCACTGAACTGGGAGCAGGCATGGACCACGATCAAGGGCGCTGTCGGCAATAGCACTGACCGCTTCGACCGGTTCAAGGCTGAGTTCCTGAGTCTCGCCAACTTCCGCTCACGCCTCAACCCCGGCCTCAATCGCTTGGAGGAAATCCTCGAAGCGGCTCGCGACCTCACCTCCAGCATCCGGGTCTCAAGCAACGAGCGTAACGCAGAGGTGTTCGACGCCGCCGTGTTCGGTAAGTACTTCGGGGTGACGGACGAGCAGACCGACTCGATCAACAAGCTGATGTACGCTTCCCAGCGGCTTGCCGCCAGCAAGGTCAAGAGCTTGCGAGACCTCAAAGGTCCTCCGCTGTATGAGTTCAAGGATGGCGAACTGGTCCCCAACCAGCCGGAAATCGACAGGCTCACCAAGCAGGGCATGGTTACTTTCGAACAGGCGCGGGACGGGTTTACCTACGAGGTCCAGCTTCCGGATGGCACTACCCGCGAAGAGCGCTTTGCTGGCATCCCCGGTCTGACCAAGGAGAGCATCGAGTGGCGTGGGTATGTCAGCCTGCGTGAGACGGTCAACGAGGTAGAGCTTCTGCTTCTGCGCGCCCACTACCAGAGTCGGTTCGAAGACCAGAACATCGCGTTCAAGCAGTTCGATGAACTGGTCGAGAACAAGCGCCTGACCAACGCGGAGCGTGATCTGCTGCGCCGCATCATCAGGACATACCACGACCTCTATACGGCAGACATCACCTTCGATGAGCTTGGCTACCCCAAGCTCGACACCAATGCCATGCAGAACGGTAATGACTTCGTCGTGGCCATCAACAAGGCGCTGACGCTCGGGCAGCAGCGGGACTTCGACGAGGTCGCGCGGTTCTTCGAGGGCAAGGCGGCTGACGATATGGTCGCCAAGCTGCGTGAGTTTAAGACTCGCCTGAAGATCGGGGCCGACAACAAGTACACCATCCAGAACCGGGTCAAGCAGCTTGGGGTACTGGAAGTGTCGAACACCGACGCTGATCTCTACACCCGTCGCACACTGGCCACTGGCTACACCCCGCTGCTGCGCGAGGGCCAGTTCCAAATCCGTGTCGAAGTGGTCAACCCCCGCACGGGCAAGGTCGTTCGTTTGGCTGATGCCTATCGTGAGCAGCTTATCTACTCGCAGGTGGAGAAGGAGAGCGAAGCCCTCGAACTGGCTGCGGGCATTAATGACATCTTCAAGGACAAGACCTACGAGGTCGATGCCTATAGCCCGGATGCAGGTGAGTACGTCAAGCAGACCGTGGTCTTCCGAGCCGTGTCGGAGACGGCACTCGACGCCATCGCCGGTCCTCCGGAACTGAACCTCAACGAGTTTGTGTATGGCCTGCGTCAGCTTGATATTGTACTGACCCCGAAGGAAGTTGAGCGCGTGGTCACTGCCCTGACCCGGCAGAACAGTTCGGCTCGTAACCGCCTGCTGCGCGCCTTCACTCCGGGTGCTGACCCGGATGCCATCAAGGCGATCTCCCGCCATGTGGACTCGCGTGCCTCGACCATCTCCAAGACGATCATGCGTCCGCAGTTGGGCGAACTTATGAACCTGTCGATGGAGTCCACGCAGCGCCTGTGGAATGGCGATGCCCGACTGCTGGCTGACCTTAAGACTGCGGCTGAGAACACCAACTTGTCTGTGGAAGAACGCGCCATCGCGCAGCGTGAATATGCCCGCTACAAGTACATGTATGAACAGACCAATCCGAAGGGTAAACCCAAGCGGACTAACCAGTTCTACAATGAAGCCTCGCGCACGGTGTCGTTCCTTGACGAGAACCGCGACGTAACCGAGTCGAACTTCGAAAGTGGTGAGGTTGTCTCGCGAGTCCGTGCGGCTACCAGCATCATGCAGCTTGGCGGTTCTATCGCCACTGGTGCGCTCAACCTGATCAGCGCTTATACCAACGGTCTGCCGTTCCTCGCCAGTTACAACCCTCGCAATGGTTTCGGTGGCGGCTTCGGTATCGGTCCCTCGGTTGCCCAGTTCCACATCGCGGCCAAGCAGGTCGGGGCATTGGGTATGGCCAACATGAAGGCCAACACGGCAGAGTTCTACGATGCCGTGGCCAAGAGTAAGGAACTCCAGACCAAGTACGGACTGGCAGCACACGAGGCCGAGTTCATCGCCCGCGAAATCCGTGAGGGTGCCATGATCCCGGCGCAGACCAACGCGCTGATCAACACTGCTCGTGGTCAGATATCGTCGGGCTTTGCCCGCAAGTTCATCGATGGGTGGATGCTGCCTTTCAACCTGACTGAACAGGCTTCTCGCCGCACGCTGGGTCTCACTGCCTATCGGCTTGAGTATGAGCGGCAGATTGCCGGTGGTCGTAGCGAGACCAAGGCACAGGAAGCGGCTCGCCGCTTTGCTGTCGATGCCCTGAGCCTGACCATGGGTGAGTACTCAGTGCTCAACCGCCCGCCTGCATGGCGTTCGGGTATCCAGTCGTTCCTCTATATGTACAAGGTCTTCCCGACCACTTCGATCCAGTTGTTCTCGAACCTGTCGCGTGGCGGCAAGATCGCCATGCTGGCATCTCTGTGGATGCTCTCCGGTTTGCAGGGTCTGCCGTTCGCTGAGGACCTCGAAGACCTGATCGACACACTGGCTCAGGCGCTTGGGTTCAAGGTCGGTAGCATCCGTATGGAGATCGCCAAGTTTGTTGATGGCGTCTTCCCCGGCATGTCGCCGTACTTCCTACAGGGTGTGGTCAACTCGGCAGTGCCCGCTGATATCGCTGGACGTGTCTCGCTGGGCAACGTCTTCCCCGGCACGGGTATCCTCCTGTCTGGTGCGGACGTAGGTCGTGAACTTACCGACATCGCCGGTCCTGCGCCTTCGGCCCTGATTGGCTCGGCCCAGTTCTTTGCTGACCTGATGCGTGTACCGTTCTCCGACCGTATCCAGTTGGTCGATGTGGCTCGTGAGGCTCCGGTGACTATGCTCCGTGCAACCGGTGATGCTGTTGCCTACGCCAAGTCAGACGCCATTGTGGACCGCCGTGGTTATGTCGTGGCCGATGATGCCAACGCTGGAGTTATCGCTGCTCGTTTGTTGGGGTTCTACCCGAGCGAGGCTGCGCAGCAGTACAGCGCGATCCGCGTCGCTACCCGTGTGACAGACTACCAGCGAGATGTCGTGGCAGGCTTCCGCCAAGCATGGATCAAGGCCACGATGGAGGGCAACACTGGCCGCGCACGCGAGATCGAGCAGGCAGTGGATAGCTGGAACAAGGGGGCCAAGGGCACCGGGCTTGAGATCGCTGACTTCCGTCGCCGGTCCATGCGTGCGCTCAAGGAAGCCCAGCGACCGGCCAAGGAGCGCACCCTGCGTACTGTCCCCAAGGCTGGCCGCGAAGATATCGAGAGGGCATTCGATACCCTCTCGTACTAGACTACTTTCAACTCCCCGAGTACTTGCGTGTCGTATGCTTGGTCCGCGTTATCAAGGATACCACGCAGTCTCGGGTGACACAGGTTGATCTGGACGACGTAGGACTGGCCGGTCTTGATATCGGTTCCCTTACCCAGATACGCCTTGTTGTTCTTGACCGGCAGCAGGATGTTCTCAGACTCTAGGTCTCGGGTAATCTGCCGGTAGTCCACATTGCGAGACGCAAGCCAGTTGCGGAAGTGGGTCCGGTCCAGCATTACAGAGCCGTGGTCGAATACTCCGTTCGGTTGGTTGCGCCGCACATCATAACGTATCCTGACTTCGCCCTGCGGCATCCGTTGGAACAGTGGCACTGGCTGCTGCCCATAGGTGTGCATGACCGTAAGCGCCAGCCGGGTATTGTCGTTGAGGTACTCCGACAGGATATCGAAACTGTCCATCTTGTTGGAGACGATGTTCTGCCGCACGGTCCCGGTCTGGTCCAGTACCCAGTTGATCGCCATGGCTGGATCAAACCTGATCCAGTTCTGTTCCTTGGCGATCCGTAGAGCCAGATCGGTCAGGACAATGGCGATCTCCCAGTAGCGTTCTTCACCGCTGAACTCAGCAGGATACCTCTGTGGGAACGTAGTCATCGCCTCGTCGATCATCTCCTTGATTGCCTGTGGTCCCATCGCCAACAGGTACTCGACGAACTTAGGGCCGACCCAACCGTAGTTGGTGGTGATGAACTGGAAAATCTTGCGGCCACCGGACGTACCGTCAGCAAATACCGGGTGCGGCTCGACAGCAACCTCCAGCATACGCATCAACTGCGCGTCCGTAGCAGTGCTCATCGCTGCCAGTTTGGTGGACCAAGGGATGTTGGTGGAGATGGTCACGCTGGTGGCCCAGCGCTTGGTCTCCCGTTCCTCTGCACTGCGGTTCAGACGTGCCTTGTCGCGGCCCTGCGTGACCATGTAGAGGAAGTCGCCGACCTCCTTGTCCGTCACAACTGTGGCTTCGTCGATGGTCATCGGCAAGTTGCAGTAGAACCCAAGCCGATTGTACAGGCTGTTCATCGTGAACTTGGCTGCGAAGTGCAGCTTCTGCGGATCACCCCACAGCGACTGCTGCCAGAGTTGTGCCAGCGTCTTACCCGTACCAGTCTGACCGCACAGCGATAGCGTCAGACCATTCAGGCCAGTCAGTTCGATCAACGGTGTGGCAAGGCTGAACCCAATCGCAAACATGTGCGCAGGCATCTTGGCTGCCTGAAGCAGTGACGTGAAGTCGGTCCACCCCTGCTGACTACCCGAAGAACCGTAGAGTTCGCCGCCCAACCGCTGGCTGCTGGTCGAGAGAGTGATGTTCTCCTTGCTGACAGTGCCGTCATCCAGCTTGCGGTAGAGCGTGTTGCCGTGGACGAACTGCTTATAGTCATCCTTCCACCCCATGCTGTTGTAGAGGTTGGTCATTGCGCGCATCTCGCGCAGCTTGTCCATGTACGAACGTAGCATAAACTGGAAACTCGCGGTTTGCTTCTCTGTCCTGAGAACTATCCCCTGATCAGCGACGGCAGTTGTGAACTCACGCAGACGTGTGTCCGTGAGGAATGCTTGGCGCAGCGTCAGTTCCTGCCAGCCTGCGTGCTTACGATCCCAGTGGTAGCGGACGGTCTCATACCCAAGCGACTCGTCCCTACCGTAACCAACGGGGTAGATATCGAACGGGCAGATATCGAGGTCTGTGCCATCGACAGTCTGCTTGATGCCCGAGGCAGTGCGCTTGTAGCTTCGTGGAAGTGGTACCGCAGCGCCGATCTTGTCAGGCGCAGCTTCCGATATCTCTACCGTGCTGAACTGTGCACCGATCTGGGTAGGTGCCGTGATCTTGCCTGCGAACTTGCAGCCAGCGCAGCCCTTGGGGCGTTCCTCTTGGAACTTTTTGCAGGTGGCAGGGCCGGAGACCGACTGCTTCCAGTGCGCCATCTTGCGCATGGTCTTGGTGTAGTCGAAGTCTGGATGCTTGCTCGACCAAGCGACAGCGGTGTTCTCCGAGTCGATGCAGAAGGCAGCGATGCCCAGCATGGCGTACCAAAACGGCTCGGAGACTTCGGCTTGGTTCTCCACACCCCACGCGATCTGCTGGCACTTGGAGGCAACGACATCCGGGTTGGCGTCAGGGAACTCTGCATCGACAGCGAGAGCTTGTGACAACGCACTGGTACGTGTTGGAACTCCGAAGTGAGTCGTAGTCGGTGCATGTACAACAAAACTACTGAGCGCGGTCCGCATCACATCGGCATCCACCGCAGGCGCGTCGATCAGCAACCTGACCTCGGCACCACCCTTCGGGTTGATGGTTCCCACAGGGCGAAGCAGTCGGGCGCTGTCACCCGGCACGTTCATGTCGATCTCGAACCCGTTGGCCTTGGCCGCTGCCTTAAGGGCAAGACCCAGTGGTCCCCACTGCGCAGGCGCAAGCGCTTCGGTCAGTACCCAATAGACGTGCAGTCCGTTGCCCGAATGAATGATCATGGGCTTGGGTAGCTGGAGCGCGGATATGAACTGGCTGAGGGCGAGCAGCCCTTCTTTCCATGTGGGGTAGGGTTTGTCCGGGCCACAGTCCACGTCGATGAACAGGGTCTGGGTAAGGTGGGTGTTGCGCTGGCTGCGCTCTGAGTTGTCTTGCATTGACGAGACGGCATAGTACACGTTGCCGCCGCGCTGGCTGATGGATTGTACTGCCTGAGTAAGGTTTTCCACTGAGTCGTAGAACTTGTGGATCATCCCTCGTGGCGTCAGTTGTGCGCTGACGTACACACCTTCAGATGGCAGCACCTTCCCGAAAAATGTTATAGTGTCCATGATGCCCCTGCGTCCGTGGGGGGATTGCTCCCCCCACTAGTTCAGTCTTGGTTGAGTAGCTGCTGGAGGCGCTCCTTCCTCTGCTTCTGGTCTGCGGCGATCACCTCCGGCATGGGCCATGAGTGCTCCGTCATGACCGCGAGCAGCCTCTTTAGCATAACCCGAACAGTCGCGTCATTGGATTTGCGGATCGGTTTACCGCGCAGCCAACCATAGTACGTCGCACGAGTTACGCCAAAGAGATCGGACATGTCCTGAACGGTCAGAAGCATGTGCTTCCGCAGCGCCTCCACCTTGGTGAAGTCGATTGCGGTATTAGTCATCGCTATCCATACCTCCCACCAGAGCCGCGATCTCGTCTGCCAGAGACATGGCGTCAGCGCTTTCGGTTGCTACCGCAGGGGCAGGCTTTGCCTTGGGCGCAGGCTTGGGAGCCGGGGCTTCTTCTTCGACAGGCTTTGCTGCACCGAAGCCACGCTTCGGAGGGGCCGCTTCAGGCGCAGGGGCAACTGGTTCCTCCACGACTTCGACCGGAGCGGGCTTCGGTGCAACAGGCGCAGGCCGCTGGGCCTGAACCGGAACTTCGACGGGACGGCTGTTAGTCTTCTCGCCCGTGATCTCAAGGACCTGATCGCTACCAAACAGGCTATCGACCGCAGCCTGCGTCTCAGCGTCAAGGAACCCGCCGAAGCCAAACTTCAGCTTGGGGTATGACGCATCGGTATCGAACGACAGGACGGTCTTGACCACTTCGACCGGGATACCACGGACGGTCAGTTCTTTCTGGAACTGGTTCAGCCCCTTGAGCGCAGCAGGCGTAACCTGAAGTAGGTAGACCGGACCGGTGGGGTCCTCAGCAGCCACGATGGCAAGACGCTTCTGGTCAGCACAAGCCTTGATCTGCTGCCCGGTGGCGCTGACCTTCGAACCCCATGCGTTCTTGGGGCACGATGCACACAGATCGTTCTCAGGGTTCTGGACCGAGGCGTCAGGACCGATGCCGTCCAGCGAGAAGCAGTCAGGACCAGTCGGCTCGTCGTTCGGGTCCCACTGCTTGGCGTAGAAGGTCTTGGACAGGCGCGGGTTGGCACCGACGATAACCACGTTCAACTTGGTCTGGTCGAGGACGGTCTCGGTCTTACCCTCGACGATGCGGAACCGCGAACCCTTGATGCTGATGCGCGGGTAGCTGTCACCCTGAGCCAGACCGGCAGCCAGCGAGGCAGCCAGAGCAGACTGCTGACCCATACGGGCAGCGAGGTGTGCAGGGACTTGGATGTTAGACGGAATAAGGGACGTGCTCATAAGTTCTCCTGTGATGAGCGTGTTGATGTTAGACGCTTGTTAGACGGAACCCCGTGCGGTCACCGATCCGCCGGAGAGTTTCAATTCATACTGGTGCCCGACGCCAAGGGCGGTCCGGGCCTGTTCTGCAACGATGTGTTCTGCGATGTCAGTGTGGTCCTTGCAATAGGTAAGCACCGGCATCTTCATTGTCTGGTTGATAACTCCCCGGTCGAAGGTCCGAACGATGTAGCCGTTGCTGATCCGGTAGGCCATGATGGCTGGGCCGGACTCGGACAGTACAGAGTTGGCCTCGCGTGTCTCTCTGAGTGTAGCCTCGTAGTAATCTGGCTCGGGCGCAATACCCAGCCACCTGCGTATCATTCGCTTGATCATTCAGTCCTCCACTTTCGCTGTTGGTTTGCGGACGCTGACCTCGATCTTGGTGCCGTAGTTCACACCCGGAGGTACAGCCTTGTACTGCTCGATGTACCCGCGCACTGCGGTCTTGTTCACCGCCTTGTTCAGCATGTCGTAGGCACCGGTCTCCTTGATGAAGTTCAGCGTAGCATCCCAGTTCTCGACGTTGGCATAGTCCTTGGTGGTCAAGAACGCTGTGCCATGCTTGGTCTTGAACGAGGTTACCCCCAGCGCATCGGCCTGTGCCTTGATCCACGCTTCGATCTTGTCCATCTTGGTTTCGAGTTGGGTTACTTCGTCCTTGATGCGGGCTTCCACTTCTGCCTTCTTGGCCCGCAGTGTCATGTAGGCCGCGATGGCCTGATCCACAGTAATTGTCATCGTCTCGTTTCCTCTTGGATTAGGTCGAGCAGCAGACCTTGTAGTTTCTGCTTATTCTTCAGCCGCTCGTATGCTCGGTGTTCCAGATCGGTCGCTTCGATATGGATCACATTCGAAGTCTTGTTCTTGCCAATCCGTTCGATACGCCCGTTTGCTTGGACGTATGTCTCGTTACTGTTGACCGGTCCGTACCAGATGATGGTGGACGCAGTTGTCAGTGTAAGTCCGTGAGCCATGGTGCCCGGATGGGCGATCAGGACGTGAGGGTCCTTGCTGTCTTGAAAGTCCTTGAAGATCACATCGCGTTTGGATGACGAGACCTGACCGTTCACAACACCCACAGTCCAGTGCTTGGATAGCTCCTTCTCCAACATGTGGAGTGTGCCTGTCAGTGGGACGAAGACGATCACCTTCTCGCCTGCTTCCTCGATAATCTCCTTGACCACCTTGACCCGAGGGCTGGCGTCGATCTCGATGTCCTGACCATCATCCCCATAGGCCACACCGCAAGCGATTTGGATCAGCTTCTGGACCTTGACCGCCTCGTTCACTGCACTGATGGTGCCGTCACTACCCACCTCGGCGATGAAGTCCTTGAGCATGGCTTTGTAATGCTTCTGTTGCTCGGCTGTCAGCGCAACCTGACGTGTCTGCACGATGGTCTCTGGTAGATCGAAGCACTCATCTCGGGTGAACCGCACTGCTGGTTGCAGGATGTCCTTGACGATATCGGTGGACTCCGGTCGGGGCACGTACTTCCACTGGCCGATCTTCATCATAACCGTTTCGCGGAACGAAGTGAACGTGGACTTGCAGTTCGGACTGTCCACCAGCTTGGCGAGTGCCCATGCGTCAGTCGGGTCATTTGGAGTCGGCGTGCCGGTCATCAACCACAAACGTGTTCCGGGGTTCATCCCCATCCACTTACGGAAGAACTTGAACCGCTGAGTGCTGGGGTTACGCAGCACGGCTGCCTCATCGACGATGACCAGATCGAACTTACCATGGGCTTCCTCAGCGATGATCGAAAAGCCGTCGTGGTTGACGATGTAGAAGTCCACGTCCTGCTGGAGCAACCTGCGTCTACGCTCTGCCGTACCATGCAGCACGGCGAACTTGCGGTGCGGGAAGCCGAGGAAGATACCATCACCCCAGACACGTTCCAGTGTGGACAGTGGCGACAGGATCAGCACCTTCTCGACCTGCTTGGTCTTGAGTAAATAGTCCGCTGCCCACAGCGCGCTCTGCGTCTTGCCAGTACCGATGTCGTTGAGCACCAATCCCTTCTCATGGAGCGTCAGGAACGCAGCCGTTTCCTTCTGGTGATCGAACGGGGTGAACCGACCGGGCCAGTCGTAGTAGTGGAGGATGGGTGACGGGGCCTTAATCCCCATGTTATTGAGAACACGGACTTCATCAAGCCGATGCGGTGCGACCACGAGGTCCATGCCACGCACAGAGATATGCTTGGCAGTCGGTATCGTGTCGAGGATACGGTTGGGGTTGTTCAGCTTCAGCGCAAGCGCCTTGGCTTTTTCAATGACTAGCACAAATGTACGCCTCTACTTGGGCGATGGTGTCATCGTCATAGACGAGGAACCACATACCGCCTGCTTCCTTGATCTCGTGCCCTGTCTTCCATTGCAGGGCTGTCGGCTTCTTGGTCTTGTCTGCCTTCACCTCGATACCCACGAACCGACCACGCACGATGGCGATGATGTCGGGCAGCCCAGACTTTCCGAACCCGTTGTTGCCGGGGAAGAAGTACCAGACCTTGTGCTTGCGCAGCATCTCAGTGAGACGGCGCTTTACTTTTGACTCGGGCGTAGTCGCTCCCATAAGAACTCCTCAGTGCAGGTTTGCAGTCCACGCCTGCTCACCCGAGGTATGACTTCTTCGCACGGTGCCCTTACGCTTCCCTAGATCAGGCAACGGTGCGAGTGCTGCGCCATAACCTCAAGGTAGCTTACGATACACGGGTGTCAAGTGACAAAATTAGCGGCGCGCCCATTTACATGTGGATTGTGCGGGGCACCAACCACACAGACCGCTCGGTCTGGCGGGCCAGTTGTCGAAGTATAGCGCCTGTTCGATGCGACTCGTGGCCGCTGCGATCCCGCCCCAGATACCCATCATATCCGTCTTGCGGTCATAGGTCTCGCTGTCCATCTTCATGTCCTTGAGCCAGACCAGTGTGGTCTTGACCCGCTGCACTTCGGGAAAATGCTTGAACACCTGCCCCGCAAAGATTTCCATCTGAAAGAAGTCAGGCTTACGCTTGCCGGTCTTCCAATCCATGACGACAGCATCGTCGCCTTTGAGTACCAGAATGTCGAGCTTGGACCTCAGCCATGCGTCCTTGTCCCACCAACCTGTCGGCTCGTGATTGTCGTTGAGGACAAGCTCCTTCTCGACGTGCAACTCACCGCCTTGGGCCAACTTCT